ATGTATCATGGCGGAGAAGTTGAGGGTCCGGGCACCGGCACTTCGGACTCAGTGCCAGCCCGTCTATCTGACGGTGAATTTGTAATGACAGCCAAAGCGGTTCGTGGCGCAGGCGATGGAGATAGGGATATCGGAGCGGCACGAATGTATGATATGATGGCTGAACTGGAGGCACAGGCGTAATGGCTACTCAAACTGTAATCCAAGAAACAAGGCTACCTGAGTTTCAGGAACAGTTCCTTGCTGACCTTTTAGAACAGGCAGGCACCGTATCCGAAACAGGCATGCCGTATGCTCCATCGCAGCTTGCTGATCTGTCAGAAGCGCAACAGCAGGCTATTTCTTCTGCCATGTCTGGTGTTGGTGCATACGCGCCATACCTACAACAAGCAGCCTCGGCTATCGGTTCTGGGATCACGGGTGCGCAGGGTGCAACTATCACCCCCACATCATATCAACAGTTTATGGATCCGTACCTTGAGGATGTAGTTCAGCAGCAGTACGCTGACATCGCCGAGCAGGGTATAAAGCAGCAGCAGGGTCTTGGCGCACAAGCCATAGGAGCTGGTGCCTTCGGTGGGTCACGACAGGCCATTCAAGCAGGTGAGATTGACAGGAACGTACTGGAGCAGCAGGCTCGTACAGGATCACAGCTTCGCACTGCTGGCTTTGCACAAGCGCAGCAGCTTGCTGGTCAGGCTGCACAGCAGCAGTTGCAGCAGGCACAACTGCAAGGTGCGCTGGGTCAAGGTATCGCCGGTCTGGGTCAGCTTGGTCAGCAGATGGGCGTCCAGGATATAAACACACTGTTGGGTGTCGGTGGACTTCAGCAGCAGCAGGCGCAGCAGGGCTTGAACATAGCACAGCAGAATCTTCTGGCGCAGCAGCAGCTTCCGTTCCAGCAGGTCGGCTTCTTGTCCGATATCTTCCAAGGTGTTCCAGCCTTACAATCAACATACTCTACCACTACAACACCGCCTCCAAGCGCAACGTCCCAGTTGCTAGGACTTGGTATCGCGGGCCTTGGAGCAGCAGGCCAAGCTGGTGGGTTAGCTAAGTTATTCGGGGGCTGATATGAATCCTATGAACCGCAAAATGTTTCGTGACCCAATGGCGAGCAGGCAAGCTGCTGGCATCTTGGCGTCATCCCCTGAACTGATGGCAGCAGCGCAACGCAGGCAACCTGTGCGCATGGCTAACGGTGGCACTGTTAACACTCAGGGAAACTATTTGCTTGCGGTTCAAAATGCTATTCAGGCGGGGGATAAAGCTGCTCTTCAAGAACTGGCTAAACCCATAAACTACGGTCAAGCGGCTCGGACCCCGGACGGTAAGGCTGCTATCGCTTTAGCCACTAAGGCATTGGCTGCTCCAAAGGCAGAAGGCACTGTGCTGGACAAGCTGTCTAGTGGAATATCTAAAGTTGCAGAAGTAGATCGCAACATATATGAAAATACTGATCAATTTTTATTCGGCACAGATGATCGTCAAAGTCCTCTGCAATCAGCGGCTAGAGCGGTAATGTCTCCGCTACAATCTGCCGCTAATGCAATTATTGGTACTCCTGGGGCTGTCGCAAGAGATGTTAAAACCCTGGTTACTCCAGTCTCCACTGCAACTGGAATGACTCCCGCAGAAGAACTCGCTGCTTATCGGCCCGGTACGGTTCCTCCGAGTCAGGGTGCCATGCCGGCAAGCGCCCCCGCTCCTGGTGCTGGTGCTGCAACTAAAGCAACTCCAGTCACAGTCACAGATACTGTCGGCACCACTCCTGATGCGGCAGGTAGCGCAGGTGAAGATTCTTCTACCCCGCAGACAGAGGGCAAAAGCGCGGCAGAATTATTAGCTGAAGCGACTGCCAGACAAAAGGGTGAGACTCCTGCCGCAGCTACAGCGGGGGCTGGTGATACTGACGCCGGTACAACAGGTTCTGGTAACATAACTGCCGCCAAAGTTGTATTGCCTGAATCATTAAAGAATCTGCCAGAGGGTGGCGTAGAAAGGGCACCGGGGCAGGCTCTTACAAGGGGTTTTGAAATTGGGTTTAATGAGGCAGATGCAGCAGCCGATAAGGTAGACAGTGTCTTAAATCAAAACAGACCAGCTAAAGACGTGGCTAAAGACAATGACGCCGCTTCAGGTATTGATCCAAACCTCTCTAGGTCAGAGAGAGTTAAGCAGCGGGTCGAGCTATATCGTGAGATGCTGGGTGACGAAGCTGTTAAGGACATTCGCACAGACGCTAACTACAATCTTATGATGCTGGGTCTTCGTATAGCGTCAGGTCAGTCAGAAAATGCCATAAGCAATATTGCTCAAGCTGGTGCCGCTCAACTTGGTGAGTTTGGAACCGCAGTAGGCGAAGAAACTCAAGCCAAAGTTAAAGAAAAGCGTGACATGAACCTCATGGCTATTGGTGATGTTAACCAAGAGATGGCTACTGAAGCTGCGGCTATGAATGCTGCGGCGGAAGCAGAAAAAGACAGACAGTTTAAGTGGGATGTGAATAAGTCTAATCAAGCATTTCAAGCGGCAACAGCGGCTCAAGATAATATTTGGCAAAATGACAGGATACAGACACAAATTAATGCGTCTCTTAAAGAAGCGGGCATGCAAATTGATGCTGCAAACCTTCGGCAGAAAAATGATGCTGCGTTGAGGGTTGCATTACAAAATGCTCAAAACGAAAACCAGGTGAATCTTGCCCTAGCAAACCATAATTTCGCAGCAGAGCAAGCTAAAGAGGGCAGGATATTTGATCTGGAGAAGTTGGGTATTGCACAAGCCTTTGCGAAGGACCAGGGACTCAGTGAGCAAGCCTTCCGTGAAAAACTTGCGAAGCTCCCAGGTGACACGCAAAAGCTGTACGAGCAATTCTTGACACCCGCGCAGATTACAGAGCTTCTCACAGTTGATAAAACGAGTAAGGACAGAAGTAAGTACAAATCTAGCTTTATCAGCGACGTGATGGTCAAAGGAGAAGCTGCCATCAACATGGAGGATAGTCTAGTACAAGAGCTACTAAACTTGCCTGCAAACCAAGGTAAAAGCGAAGATGAACTTCGTGCCTTTGTAAAAAATAATGACTTGGTCGCAAGAAAGTTTTCTGACCTGTTCGACACAGTAGTATGGCCCACACTTTAAAATAGAGGGGCAGATGGCAAAAACTTTTCTTGAGCAGATGCAGGAGGAACTAGAAGCCTCCACCTCAACTCCAACCTCTACTGACTTCGCATCCACCAATCGTAGGAGAGAGCTTACCGACGAGAACGAGGGTACGCTTCAAGAGATTGGTGAGGGTATCGTATCTGGTGTGTTAGCTGTTCCACAAGGGATCTTGGAACTGGGTGGTTCTGCCATAGATCTGGTAGCAGATACAAACTACGCGCAGAATGTTGATGACATGTTCGCCGGTATTCGAGCTGCTGGGGGGATTGATCCCGTTGGTACTCCAGGTGAAATCGCTGAAGTCGTTACTCAGTTTGTAGTTCCTGGTCTAGGTGTTGCTGGCGCTGTCGGTAGAATGGGCGCTCTTTCAAATGTGAGCAAAACAACCAGAGCCGCCGCACAAGCTGGGGCCGCTGGGGTTACTGATGCTGTTGTATCGACAAACGGAACAACAACAATCGGAGACTTTTTCGGCGGGGGTCCAACAGAAACCACAGATCTAATTGGTCTTGAAGGTAGAGAAGCCGCTGCCGCTAGAATCGGGAACAAGCTCAAGGTGGGGTTTGAAGCCGCTGGCGCGACTGCTCTTGTAGAACCTACATTCAAAGCTCTTGGACTCGTGGGCGGAACAGCCGCTAGGATTGCCTCTAAGCCAGCCATAGTAGGAACAGCAACACAAAAGCTGATGGAAGCAAGCACTGCACTGTCCACTCGTGGCGGTGAGTTTGCAGAAAAACTACTGGGGGAAGAAAACTTTGATGCGGTAAAATCAGTGTTCAGGGCAAGAGGAAACCTGCCACAGGACGTATTTGAGGTTAGATCTCTTATATCTGGACGGGTTCAGGCAGAGGCTAACATTGCTGCTCGCACCCTGAAAGACTTAGGCAAAAACATAGATAAAGCATACAAGGGCGTTGAAGAGGTTATGGTTAACGGAACCTCTCTTACTCGGGCCGACTTGAACAATGATCTGTACGGTTACTTGACAGGTGAGATTTCTGAAAAAGCGTTGCCAGACTTCATAAAGGTACAAGCTAAAGCTATGAGAGATCAGGTTGATGGCCTGTCCAATAGAATCCTTAACTCAGACTATCTCTCAAAGTCTGACCAGCAAGACATCATAGACACAATTAAAGGTAATATTGGCTCTTACATACGCCGCAAGTATCGCTTGTTTGAGGACGGCAAAGGGTTTATGCAAACTGCCGAATTCAAAAAAGGCAAGGCTGACACCATAAAATTGTTTGAAAAAAACCCGGATATATACAGACAGTTCCATGATCAGATTATCGGGTTTGATGATCTAAGTGGTCTGTCAAAGGTTGATGAAGGGGTTTTTGTTGGTGTCGGCAAATCGCAGAAAGTAAGCAGGCAAGCTGCTGAAGACTTGACTGAGAAGTTGCTTGCCGCTTCTCAGGCCAAGAAGGGTAAATACGCAAAAAATGTAGGCGTAAACAGAGTTGTTGTTGATAAGTTAAGAACAGATTTGTTTAAAGCGAGGAACAGCCAGCCAGAAGCAATCCGTAGAATGCTGGGAGAGGTGAAAGATCCGCAAGAGGCATTCATATCTACCATTGAAGACATGGCTGTGTTTTCAGCGACAGATGATTTTCTTGGGTACATAGCCAACAAGGCTGGAGATAGCGGAGAGATCCTGACAAAAGAGGCGTATGCCAGACTACCTAATGAGCTGAAAGAACAGTACGAGGTTCTTGGCCCAGCCAAAAAAGGTGCCGCAGATTACTGGGGCACAGCCTCTGGCCTAGCTGTGAGCAACAACATGTACAAAGATCTCACAAGGATTGTTGCAAACGATACGTCTTCAATGGGTAACTTGGCTCGCTCTTCTTACTCCGCGTTTCTCAGAGCGAAGGGCATAACGCAGTTTGGTAAAACTGTTCTATCCCCCGTTACACAAGTAAGGAACGTAACATCTGCTGCTTTGTTTGCTTTGGCACAGGGTAATGTTGGTCGTGGGGCAAACGTCTTTGAGTCATTTAACATGGTTATGAACAATATAAGAAAGAAGTCCACAGCCGAGCAGTTAGAGGAATACGCCAAACTTCAGAGACTGGGTGTAATCGGCAATCAAGCACAGTTAAAAGAGATAGACAGACTCATTAATGAAGGCTACGGAGTCACTCGTGACGCTGATGAAGTCATTGCTGGAATCAGGGTCGGTAAAAATGCTGGAAATAAATTTACTCAATCTAGCGCGGCTCAGTTCCTGAACAAGAAGCTTGATGTTGCCCGAGAATACTATCAGGGCGGTGATGATCTTTGGAAAATATACAACTTTAACTTTGAGAAAAACAAAATACTGTCTGCCTTTGGGACAGAGTTAGAGGCCACCAAAGCATTGCGAGCTTCTAAACAAATCACAGAAACTCAAACGCTAGACGATTACGCTGCCGACATTGTTCGCAACACCGTGCCCAACTATGAGAGAGTACCGGCTTTTGTAAAGGGTCTTCGTAAGCTACCTCTTGGTAACTTTATTGCGTTTCCTGCTGAGATTCTTCGTACAAGTGCAAACACACTAAAGCAATCACTTGACGAACTAGCGAGTGGCAACGCAAGAGTTCGTGAGATTGGAATGCGTCGTCTTACTGGGTTGATGTCCACCACGATGATTCTTCCCGCTGCCATTCAACAGACAGCTATGGGCTTGACCGGCGTCAGTCAAGAACAGTTAGACGCAGCTAGGCGTAGCGCGGCCCCTTGGTCTCGTAACAGTAGACTAATCCCTACCTCAGTGGATGAGGATGGGAATCTAACAGGATACGTTGATTATAGCTTTACTAATCCATACGACTATCTCCAGCGTCCTATACAGGCAATCTTTAACGCTGTTAAAGATGGGCAGGACTTAGGAAAAGACACAGGAAGTATTGCCACCAACGCCGTATTAGAAGCTGTTACTGAAATGGTAAAACCTTTCGGGGATGAGTCTATGCTCACCGAAAGATTGTTAGATTCAACGTATCGGCAGGGTGTTACTGGCACAGGAGCGCGTGTCTACAGAGACGTAGATACCCCCGGCACCAAGGCTTACAAAAGTCTTTTCCATATAGCCGAAGCATTTAATCCTGGCGGATCTCCTGTAACATTTAAAGCGCAGGAAAAAACAACTCAGACTGGTGGTTTTGAGTTTGGTAGGTTTTTGCGTGGCACACTCCCTGACGCTATGGTCAGCGACAAAGACGCTGCTGGAAACGAAAGAAGCGCGGCGGAGGAACTTCTTCGTGCTGTGACAGGACTGGGCGAAGTCAAAGTAAAGCCAGACAAAATTGCCATGTACTCATCTTTTGACTACAGCAGTAACATAACAGGTGCCCGCCAGATTTTTAACACAGCAGTTAAGACTCAAGGTGCCTTGTCCGATAGTGATGCTACATCTGTTTACCGAGACGCTAATGACGCACTCCTCAGAGTTCAGAACAGAATGTACCAGACCGTAAATGATATGCGGGCGCTTGGCATGAGAGATAGCGAAATCAGAAGGTCGCTAAAAAAATATAAGGTTGGTGACGTAACAAATCTTATGCGTGGTAAATTTACACCTATGCAGGTTAGTGACGAAACTAGAAGAGCGGTCAGAGATAACGGCAACCGCTTGCCTATGAGTGAGATACGTTCAATTCAAAGAGAGTACAGAGGAATAGAACTTGGCGGAGAGGAAGAAGAAACTCGAACCTTGGACGCTGGGGTTAGCGCACCCGTCGTAATGCCCCCTAGCCTTACATCTAGCACCACTCAACCATCTCCCGCAGCGGTGGTCGCTCCCACTGCGGGACAGGGGGTCGGAGCGCAACAGACAGCCCCTGCTGCTCCGACCTCCAACACCACGATTAGAAATAATCCAGCCTTACTTGGGTCAAATCCAATTAATGTCCTGAAGAACATGATTATAGGTCAAAGGAATCCATAGTATGTTAAACTGGCTGAAGAGTTTATTGTTTTACAAACACACAGGCGATATGAGCCGGCACAGAGTCCATACTGCTAAGTATGAAGACCTGTGTATGTAACGAGGTTAGCTATGAATAAAGATAGATTGCGCGAGGAAATCGCAGAGGACGAAGGCTGCAAGTACGAAATTTATTTGGATCATCTCGGCCTACCCACAACGGGTATCGGTCATTTGATTACAGAGTCGGACCAAGAACACGGCAAGCCTGTCGGTACAGTGGTCGAACAGGAGCGAGTCAAGCAATTGTTCAACCTCGACATGGCTGTTACGGTAGAAGAGTGCAAGGTTCTGTACCCAGACTTCGACGAGCTGCCCGAAGAGTGCCAGCATATCATTGCAAATATGATGTTCAACATGGGCCGTCCTAGACTCAGCAAGTTCAAGGGTATGAAACGTGGTGTGGACGCTCGTGACTTTATGGCAGCAGCCGACGAGATGGTCGATTCCAGGTGGTATACTCAGGTTCCCAACCGCGCAAGACGCTTGGTCGAGCGTATGCGGGCACTTGCAGAGCTTGAGTAAGTAACTAAAATCATTAGATAAAAATGTCGATTCTCGTGGACTTCGTTAAGGGGTGCCGTGTCCTAGTACCTTGAGGTCGCTGAGAATCGATGTTTTATGCTTGGTGGTTGTGTCAACCTCGCACCTCGCACCCCGGACGTAGTGAATAGCACCTATTGTCTCGTCGTTTTCTATTGTGACGATCATATCAGCTAATCTGTCGCTGCACACAGCGATGCTTTCATATGGTCCGCGAGTATCGTCCGCGATAAAGCAAGCGTCGGGACGAGCTATCAGGCATATCATCAACGCTGCTTTGAATAACATATCAACTCTCGTCTATCGGAAGCCAGACAAGATAGAACGCATTGCAGTTAGGGCATGACAGGTTGGACTCAATCATTGCCCCACCCTCATCATCTTCTGCATCGTGATCTCCGCCCCAGATAAGCTCATGCTCACAATGAAAACACCGGATCATCCTACCTCTCCCCAGTTGTCACCAAGCTCGGCATCTACCTCAAACGGAACCTTCAAGCCATCAACGCATGTCTCCATGATTTCTTTAATACGTTCCGCCTCGTCCTCTGATTGTACACTAAAGCATAGCTCGTCGTGAACTGTTAACATTGGCACAAGACCCTCTGCGTAGCAGTCAACCATTGCCTTCTTTGTTTGGTCGGCGCTTGAACCTTGGATCAGTTTGTTGAGAGCCTTGTAAGTAAACGCTCTACGGATGCGGCCCTTGCCGCCGTACTCTTCTGCTGCTTCCTCCAGCTTCATAGCCTTGTTGTAGCCAAATGACTTTGGCTCCCACATATCGAAGCGACACTTCCGCCCCAGCCATGTGCGAATCTTACCATTGTCCATCGCTGCTTTAGCAGCAGCATCCGCCATGCCTTTAACGAAAGGAACCTTGGAGTGATATCCCTCCATCAGTTCAGTTGCCTCATTGAGGTCGATGTCTAGCACACCAGCCAGCTTCTTCTTGCCCATGCCGTACATGATACCAAGGTTTACTGTCTTTGCTTCCTTGCGTGTAATCCCAGCAAGATCTGCCACCATCTGGTGAAAGTCAGCGTCACCCTCTTTGTATGCGGCAACGACGCCCTCGACAGATGGGTGGGGGTTTGGCATACTAGCACAGTAGTGAGCAAGCCAGCGCGGCTCCTGGGCCGAATAGTCAAAGCTTCCCCATTTACACCCTTCTTCGGGTATAAACAAACCACGAATCATCGCTTTGATTTCTGGATCTCTCGCTGGGATTTGCTGGAGATTCGGGTTGGACGACGAAAATCTTCCTGTAACTGTGCCCCCGTCATCTGTACGAAGAGGATGAAAATCACAATGGATACGACCATTATGCGCATGATTAAGAATAGTCTCGACAAATGTCGTGTTGGCCTTGTTAAACTCGCGCAGGCGTACAATCTTTTGCGCGACAGGGTGCGTATGATTCGCCAGAAAGTTCTTTGTAAAGGAGGGCGCATTAGATCCTTCTGTCCTGTTGTAAGAAAGACCCAGACTGTCAAACACCTTTGCTACAGATGCAGCAGCCCACGGCTCCACGGCGATGCCGGTCTCTTCCTTTATTTCTTTAAGTAGGGCTGACTCACGTTTCTTCAGATCTTTCTTGACCAGATCTGCTTTGTCCAGATCTACCCGCACACCCTTTGTCTTCATGTCAAGCAGCACGGGCAGCAGCCCGGACTCTAACGCAAAGATGCTGGTAACCTCATCTTTATTTATGTCTATACTCAGTCTGTCCCATAGTTTGAGGGTAACAGAAGCGTCCTGCTCCGCGTATCGACCTACGAAACAGGAGTCTAGCTTCCACATTTCGCTCTTTGGATCAACTCCATGCATGGACGCCGCAGACCGCAGCATCTTCTCGTTCTTCCACTCACCAAGATATTCGCCCGCCAGCGAGTTCAGGTTATAGAACCTGCGATTCTCGTTGAGCAGCGGAGCTGCAATCATTGTGTCGATAATCTTACCCTTCACTTCGATACCAGCCCAGCGCATCCAGCCAAGATCGTACATGGCATTGTGCATAACCTTCTCAATGTGAGGCGTGTCCATCTGTTTCTTTAGCCAGTTAACTACCATGCGCTCTGGCATGTTTCCGGACTCATGCCGCACCGGGAAATAACCGACGAAGTCCCCCGCAGCCACAGCGTAGCCAATAACGTATCCGTCGTTTCGGCACCATCCTGGACCCAACGTCATCAGGTTTGGGTCGCGAGTCTCTAGGTCAATAGCTATCCTGTCACAGTTGGTGAGATCAGGAAACGTGGACGGGGGTGACCAAGTGTCCCCCTCATCTTCAAACAAATCAGCCTTCATCGTTGATGATCTCCCCGCCCAACGCTGCGTACCCAATGATGTCTACCCATGAATCATCCTTGCTAATGTCCTCTGCCAGTCTTGCCAGCTTCAAGCCCACCATACAGGCCACCACCTCTTCCGGTGTAATTTCGGACGATAATTTACCCCGTAGCAGAATCGTCCATATGTCTGCGATACGCTGGTGGTTCAACTTTGCAGGACCATATTCCTTGGCCCTCGGACCGTTGATCAGTGACTCTGCTTCCTTGAGGAAGTCTTCTCTCGTTTTCATATCTTGTACCTCGGATTCCCTGATTCAACTATGTGTAAGTTTTTCTTGGCCCTCGTTGCTCCCACATAGAAACAACGGGCTTCGCCATCTTGGTCGAGGCTTTTTTCGCAGGCTGTGTTGGTCTCGGTGAGAAGGATTACATTATCCGACTCCCCACCTTTCGCGGCATGAATCGTCGATAGACGAATCCTCGGCTTGGAGTTCCCCAGAATCTTCTCCCCACTCCGGCGAACTGAGGTGATGTATGTCACCTCCCTGTCCGACACCTTGATCACCTGCGACCAGTGTGTCTCTCGTGTAACGAGTAAGCTGCACTTCTCTATAATGTCGTCGAGAGTGTAGGTTTCTTCGGGGTCTAAATTGTTCAAACGTCGCTTCCCAGCCGGGGTTATAGCTTCCTTCCTCATAAACTTGCCAAATTGTTTTAGTTCCTCGGATGAAAACGTCTCTCCTCTGCATAGCCGTAACCATACCTCCAGTGCTTCTAAAGTGTTAGGGGATACAGACCATCCGTTTTTACCTCGGCCTTCGCGCCAGAACACGAAGCCTTGCTCTTTGAGCATGGTGCCAACTCTGTTGACGATGTTGTTTGTTCTACCAAGAATCAACCACTCACCAGACCGGATGTCTACGTCCAGTATATCATAGTGCCAATTGACTGATCCATCGTGATCATTGGGTGACCAGTGTTTTTCTTGTCGCAAGCTCACTCGTTTTACGATGTTTTGCGCGACGTTATACACTGGTGCGGGAAGCCTGTATGACTTACTCAATACTCTCACGTCATCACAGGACTTCATAAAATCTTGAACGTCAACGCCCATCCAAGAATAGATACACTGGTCATCGTCGCCCGCATAATATGTGCGCTCGGACCTCGGAACTAGAATGTCTTTCACCATGCGCCACTGCAACGGAACCAAGTCCTGTGCCTCATCAACGATCAGCAGATCGAAATGCGGACCCTCCCCGCCTTCAACAAACTGCTCAATCATGTCCACGAAATCCATCTTGCCCTTTGCACTTTTATAAGATGTAAGCGCACCGTCTATAACTCTGAGTTGACGCAACTGAATCCGCCAGTCGTTTAACTGATGATACTGTGTCTCAACACTGACCTGCCTTGCCCTAGCTAGGTTGATAAGATTCAGATACGCATCCCCACCCCTCCCTGCTTTGAACAGTAGCCCGTCGTCCATTGTAAGAGATGCATGAGACGAGAACGGGAGTCCCACCAGAGTAGAAAGCTCAGTGTAGTCAGCGCCCTTCATCACGTCCTGTGATCTAAGGCCGAGGTATTGGAACGCCATAGAATGTAAAGTCCTGAAATGCGTTAGGTACTTTGGGTCGATTCCAAACTTCTGTAATGCTCTTTCTTTTGCTTCCGTTGCAGCCTTCTTACTGAACGAAACAAAACCTATGCGGCTTGGGTTCATGCCGCCCTGCAAGGCATCATCAACAATGTTCAGCAGCGTAGTTGTCTTGCCTGTGCCCGGTGGGCCAAAGATAGTTGTTTCCATTAAAACGGCACCTCCGCTTCTTTAACCTCTACCGACGGCACTTCAACCTGAGAAGTGAACTCCGGCACATGCCAAACTCGTATGTTTTTCCACTCACCTTTTGAGTCCTTAAATTTCTTAAACCCATTAGCCTTACCATCAGGGTTCATCTCTTTCAGACGTTCCTGTATTTGCCCACGACTATAGCTATCGAAGCGGTGGTTCCGCAGATATTTAATTAAAGCCTCAATCCTAAAATATGTGATGCCTTCATCTGTCCACGGCTTACCAAGAGATAGCTCCTCTGGGCTTGCAGCTTGAACTCTACCGACACAGAATTCTTCCAGATAATCAACAAACTGTCCCTTATAGGTCAGCTCCTCTGGCACATCTATCTCGCTCATGTCCTCCATCATCATCGAAACTAGGTCTTGCCAGTCTGCCATCTTCAAAAGTGGTGGCATAATCCTGACCTGTTCCATGCAAGCCTTCTGAAACTTTTGTGGAGTCTGTAGCTCTTCAGTGGTCAACTCGACGCGGCTACCATCAACATCACAGAACCAGACAGGTGGCTCGGACTTAACCACGCACAGCCCTGTGATGTCTGCGCTTGCCCTGTTGCCCCCAACCCCATGCTTCCTTGTCTTGCACAATGATTTGTTGCAGCGAGACTTCAGCGGCTCCTGCTGGCAGGGGTAGCCGTACTCTTTCTTCTCGTGCTGCTGCTGTATGGTGACGATCTCTGACGCAGGCAAAGAAGGCTGCACATACTTTGTGTTGATCTCCTCCAGCCTAGATTTCCAGCTTTCGGGCTGCTCTTTTTTGCAAGCCACACATGCCGCAAACATCACAGTGTTTCTTGTACCCTCTGGCACACCATCAGAGAACATACCCTGTAGACATGGGGGGTACTCGTTGAACTCATCAATGCTGTTGCCAAGTTTAGTGTTCACAAATTCTTTGGGTGTACACTTGCGCTTCTCAACTAACTCAACAAATTCCTCCAGCGTAGCATCCTGACCATCTTCCTTGACCGCATACCTAGTGGTCTGCTCGTGGTCAAAGTACGGCAGGTTGATGAAGTTACCAACATCTCCACGCTCGACGAGAATCTGCTCTTGCTTGGGAAATATTTCGCACCCACCATACCCAAGAAACGCAGAGATCTCGCCGGCCTTGTCACGAAATTCTCCGGCACTTATCTCTTCGGTAAAGAAAAAGAATATATGCGCACCGCCTGACTTTGATCGGCAAACGATGCACGGTATCTCACTCTCCCGCAGCCTGCGATCTATCGCAGCGAGGTCAAGAGGATACTGGTCAATGTCAAGCGCACCAAACAAGCACTTGTTGTTTTCCTTAATAGGTATAGATCCCACGCCTCGGGCACCGCCGAGATGAGACTTAACGAGATCAAGCGTCAGTGGTTGTCTGACGATACGAGAGTTCGCTTTCTGCTTACCAGCGCGTCTCTCTTCTGATATTTGTGTCTGTCCATGTGCGCCGCTAAAACCATCAAACGCCGCCATGAACTTTTCTTCTAGGTTCATCTCTGCCCCCTCGTGTTAGAAAGAGCAGGGGGTAACCAAATGATGATTTACCAGGGCGAGGTAAGCCCTTGCCGGGATCATTTGGTCTTTATACACGCGGCCCCCTGACCCACGTCGCAACATCCCGGCGATTAGAATGGGATATCGTCTCCATCGTTATCCTGCTTCTTAGTCATCTCATCACTCGTGCCAGCGGAGGTCTGTACCTCACCTGACTTAAACGACTGGAAGAAGGAACGCGCAGCCATGAATGCTGGATCTGGCACCTCGGATGGCTCTACACGGGCGATAGCATAGTTGTACCATGTACCCCTGTCGTTGCTCTCTGAGACCACTGTAAGACGCCACGCAGTGCCCCACATAGGTGGGTTAAACAGACCATTAGGACCGTCATACTGAACCATACGCATCTGTGTGTTCCAGCGGCGTGAGACTTTGAGCTGAGTCTTCTTCATGTCACAGATAGCTTGCTGTGTAGCACCTGTCTTGGTGTCCACAATCATCACAAGATGCTGGGCTGAACGAACCAACTCATTGCCACTTGGTAGCATCTCCGCATTACCCTCGCGGGTAGTGTTGGCAAGGTCGGGATGGTTGGCAGGGATTTCACCCTGAAAGCCACCACCTGAGTCACGCAAACCAAACTCAAGATACTTGAGAGTGTACCCGCAAGGTATGACCACGACACCCTCGTCTCCATCCCAAGTCTCACCAGTAACGGTGTTGACTAGGTCACCAGCCGACGCGCCCTTGATAAACTTGGGATCGTTCTTCTGGATCTCTGGAGACAGAGCTTGCAGCACCCGCAAGAACGGGATCTGCATATCATCTGCGGTGATGCTATCCATCCCCTCACCAGCGAACTGAGCCATGTCAGCCATGATAGTTGAGGGAAGGTTTTCTTTCTTTTCTACTACTGCTGTATCAGCCATGTCTAGCTCCTTGTGATCTTGGCTTCTGTGCCGACAAATACTCCGAAGGTATCGAAGTCTATTTCCTGACCGCTTTCTATGCGGTTCTTTACCCAAGACTTCAACGTCATAGGATGAACGTGTGTCTTCTGCGCTGGCTCCAACCCTTGGTTGCGCAGGTCATCGACCACGGCACCCGCTTGGTTGTCTTGCCCAGCAGAGAAGGATACTGTCACGTCATTCTTGATGATGTCGGCCTCACCGATAGACCGCAAGAAACCAAAAGCCTCCTCGCGTTTGTCCTCGGTAATACGGGCATGAACGAACTGGCGGAGGGTAACCTTGTTACCATCTACGTCAACCCTATCCATGCCCATCTCTTCCATGAGCATAGGGATATCTTCTTCGTTCACTTTTCTTTTCTTGAACTTGAGATCCTTGAGATGCTGTTCTGCATCCTTGATCTCCTGATCGATCTGAATAGATCGACGGATAAGGTTGGAAAGCTCCGAAGCGCCCTCCTTCCCAACTGTGTCAAACTTATCGGCGTTGACTGCCTCTTCTTCAAACAGCGAAAACACATCGCTCATCGCACTCTCCTTTTAGTACAAAGTTT